ATCTCGTATAAAATTATTTCGACCCTCATGTTGAGTCAGAAAGTTCATCTCATCAGGATATGTAAATCCTTTAATTGACTTGCAAACTATTTCTGGATACTTCAATACAATGCACTTGATGCTGAAGTTTGCGAGTTGCTTACGTTCAATTAGTTCTTTTGTAGAAATAACTTTGAACGTTGGTCCAAACAAACCCTCAAGAACTAACTTGTTGACCTTGCTGTCATCAAGTGTACCAGTCGTACCAATGCGCACATCACAGTTGATAAGTTTAGTCATGATAGAAGTCAATGATTTGGCTTTGAACGTGTGCGCTTCGTCACCTATGATAAAATCAAACTGTGTGAAATACTTTTTTGGCATATCATAGATACTTTGCCAAGTAGAAATGATCAAATCAGTATCTGGGATTTTACTCTCACCGCCAAAAATTTTCTGACAATACTTGTCTACATCCCAGCCATTATTGCTGGAATAATTCTTAAAGTCAGAATGCATTTGAGTAACGAGATTGATTGTTGGAACAATCAACAATCCGCGCTTCTTGCCTGTATTCAACAGGTGCCGAATCATCATATAAATGATTAACGATTTCCCACTCGCGGTTGGTGAAATGAGTACAGTTCTTTTCTTCGTAAGTCCGACGCTAGATGCGAGATACTGATAATCTCTCGGCTCCATCGGAAGTGATAAAGCACTCGCAAGATTCTTTGTGTCGATCGGGTAGACTTCCTTGTCTTCATCTATAACCTCGAATGTGTAATTTTTTTGTTTGCAGAAAGTTTTTATATAGCCAATCAGTCCCGCATAAATTTGCTTCGTGCGTAGGTTGAGCAAACGAATTTTTCCATCCCAGTATTTGTTTCGGAACGCTGGGCTGAACTGATACCCAGGAGTCGAGAATGTAAAAAACTCAGACATTTCCTGAAGTATTGCATCTTCAGCATGAACTTGCACATAGATGTTATCCACCTTTTCAATCGCAACGTGATCAATCATCGAGCACCTTGAATGAACTTCTCCCAGCCCATGTATTCTTTCAACTGCCATGTGCGATTGTTGAGTTCTTTCATGACATTGGTGCAAAACGACGCTGCCTCTTCGTGATAGGCTTTCTTGCGTTTGAGTTTTGATAGGTCTTCGTCACCATCAAGATATACTTGAATGTCAGACTTTAATGTAAATCGAAATGGTTCCCAACCAAGTTTATCGAGTTCTTTTTGGTCTAATTTGCCTGTATAATACATCCACTTCAAACGCTTGAGTTTGTCTAACTCTAATCCTGCTCTTTTAGAAGCAAGATTATGTAACGACAAGAATTTGTTATACTTGTTGTGAATAATTGGAATGCGCAGTATTTCTTTTCCAGGCTCTGTAATATCCACTTCAGAGTCTTTTTCCCATTGCGCCATCAATTCTTCAAGCGGTGGTGTTTCAATTTTCATATACAAATAGAAATGAGAACAATGCTTGTATCATACTATATTTTATATGTAAAGGCAAGTATGAAAAAGGTTGACAAGCAAGTTTTGCGACAGTATAATAACTATGTCTAGTTTGATCTAATACTCTATAGAGTTTCGAAATCATAGTAAGTGAATCGAAATGTCGCATCGCACGTTGGAGTGCTTTCAGCGCTATCACCAACATTAAATGGGATCGATCCAAGATAAGTTGGAAAGATGTCGTGAAATTTGGCACGAAATCTTGGATTATTTTTGTTTGAATAAATCGTAAGAACCCCATCAGTATAAACAACTGGTCTGCGATTGCTTGATAGACTCTGAGCATACGAAGATCTTGTAGTTCTTGCAAGATTCACATACTCATCAAAATTCTCAGGAAATGTTGCACCACGAATCCAATTGTGCAACTCAAGCCATGAACTCATATCTTCGTTGATTAAAAACGAAATGTTAAAAGTATCATAGATTGCTTTCTCTCCAGGATGATACACATCAATGAATGGAGTAAATCTTTGAATTTCAGTAAGAGATATTCCAGGAAGATTTGCATTTTGGCAAAAATAAGTTACAGTCGGTAGGCGATCAAACACCATCTGAAACTTATGTGTTTGCAAAAAATCTGTATTGATTGGATTGCGTGTTAGTGCTGTCATTTGTTTCTCTCACTCATCAATTTATTTAGTGTAAGAAAAAGGGGCGGATCCTTTCGAATCCGCCCCGAGTCACTTTGCCTTATTATTTTTATTAAGTTGGCAAACTATTACTGGTTGATGTTCAACACTTGGAACTTACGATAGTAAACGTTTGTTCCGTCGGATAGAGCACCGTTGCCAGCACCTGTTGCGAAAGGATTTGCTACGAGACCATAACGTGTCTTGAAGCCGACCTTTGGCTGGTAGGTTGTTGGGTCAACTGCACGAACCATCTGGAGTGGAACGTATGGGCAGTAGAACAAGCCAGCGTCATAAGGTGTTACACCCTTATAACCAACAACAACATAATCTGCACCGCTGACAGAATATGGATCAACATAGACCTTGATGCGTCCGAAGAGCACGCCAGCGAATGTATTACCTGTATCGTCAACAGCTAGATTTGTGTTGTTTGTTAGTGCTGAGTTGTAATCGAGAAGACCTGTCATTGCGAGAGCTGAAGCAACGTCTGTTGAGACGATTACCATGTTGCCCTTGCCACGACGGGTGTCTTTTGCGATCTTATTAGCAGCTTGTTCGATGCGGAATAGAAGTGACTTGTACTTCTCAACCTGCCAACGACCTGATGTACCACCAGCAGCCTCTGTTAGAGTTGAGCTGGATAGGTTTACAGTGTTTGATGTGAGGCTGTTTACGCCGACGTTTGCTGTTGCATAGATTGTACGGACAACTTCGCGGTTGATTTCAGCAAGAATTTCAGTTGACAAAATATTTGTCAATTCTGTTTCTGCGTCGAGACCGTGAACTGCCTTGAGATCTTGTGCGAGTTCGAGAGTGTAAGCTGCTTGCAAGCCACGTGAGTTGACTGTAACAGCAACACGATCGATCTGGAAGCCCATGAACTTCATCGTTAGATCTTCTGCAACTTCTGTTGGGAGACCCATACCAGTGTTTGCAAGACCGAAGATTGATGAATTAGCATTGCCTGGGTTTACAGATGTGCTAAATGCAGTCTGTGTACCGTTACCAGAGTGAGCGGTGTTTGCTTCCTGGAACAATGCTTCACCACCACGTGCTGATGAAGAGGCGAATGTTGAACGCATTGCGAAAATCAAACCTGTTGGACCAGTCATTGGCTGAACGCCGCAGATGTCATAAGCCATTAGGTTTGGAAGAGCACGACGAACAAGACCGATTAGAACTGGGTCAAATCCGTTGATGCCGCCTGCATTTGATGAAAGACCACTGATTCCTGCTGAGCCCATGGAATTAGCTGGTGCTGTTTCCCATAGGTTTTGCATTGAACGTGATTCTTCTACTAGGGCACGCTCTTGATTTTCTAGAACGAGTGCAGTAACTGCGCGCTTGTAAGGGTCGCTGATTGCTGGGAGTTCTGGGTGATCAAGAACTGGTGCCCACTTTTTTGCATATGTTTCGTTAATATACATTTAGTGATACCTCAGTTAATTGAAATTAGGCTTTTGCAGCCGTTTTTGATATTGATTGAACATAACGATTCATGATACTATTAGTCTGTTCTACTTCTGGTTCTTCATTAAGAGCGACTTGCTGAAGTTCCTTTACCTCACTTCTCACTTGTACTTTAGCTGGGAAGTAGTTCTCGCGTAGTACTGCGAGCTTTTCTTCAAAATCACCTTCTGTGGTGAACTCCACACCCTCTGCGAGTGCCTTCATTTTTCCTGCTTGAACTGCTGTGAGTCCAGAGCAGAAAGATTCTGTTACAATTGCTTTCTTAACAGCATTTAATTGCTCTTGAAGATCAGCGATTGTTTCTTCTTGTCCTGCAACATATTCGTGAACACCCTCGACGTATTCTGCTGCTTGATCAAGTTCTGCTGCAAGTGTTTCTGCAACATCAACTTTCTCTTCAGGAATTTCGATATAGTGTTCTTGGAACAATGAGCGGAGACCAGAGATAAAGTCTTCAGCGAGCTCGGCACGTAGACCTGTCTCGATAGCAACTTGATTCTGTTCCATCCATTGCTCAACGACATAGTTGAGATATTCGTCAACTTGTTCAGTCAGACTGTCGCGAATTTCGTCATAGGCTTCAGAAAGAACTTGATCGTTCTGTTCCATGACTTGTTCTAGAATGGTTTCGACGCGAGAAGTCACTGCTGATTCGAAAATCAATGTGGCTTTTGCGCGGAATTCTTCGGATAGAGATTCTCCATTGAACAGAGCGTCAACGTCTTCTCTCATGTGACCCTTGAATTGCTTTACCGCTTCTTTGATTGCGAGCATTCTTTCTTCGCGAATTTGCTCTTCGGTAAGTTCAGTTGTTTCCATTGTTGTTTCTTCTCCGTTCATATGTAATTCCTCAATGCTTTCATTCATACCTTGTTGTTTACGTTGTTGATCTTTCCAGCCTTTAGAAAATGCTTTCCAAGCATCCCCAACGACTTGACCTGTTGCACCTGCTTGTGCTGCATCTTTCCAATCTTGACCAAGAATTGCACCACCAATACCTGTACGAATGGCTGCTCTTCCTGTTCTCTTAATCTGATCGACGACTTGATCACCATAAGTTTTTTCTTTTGGTGCATTATTAATTGGTCCTGCTGCATCTACTGCATCACGACCACTATTGACAGCAACTGATGAACTGCCACCACCACCTGCGCGATTAATTGGATTTGCGTGCCATGTATCCATGTAATCCCAATCATTGTCACCAGCAGGACGATTTGAATCTGGGCGCGGTGCTGGTCCTGGTGTTACATTTGTTGTCGTTTGTGTTCCACGATCTTGTGGACCAAATCCACCTTGCGTTCTCCAGGCATCTGGATTTTCGCGACGTGATTTTTCTGTGTCAGAAAGATCAATAATTGGTGGCTTGTTATAATCACCAGTGTAAATATAATTTTTTGTCTGTCGATTATACAAATCCATAACACCCTTTGCTTTACGCTGGGCATCAGTCATCATTTTTTCTTTGCCTAATTCAATATCTCTTTGAATTGTTGGACCAGCATCTGGTGTCTTATCAAAAATACTTTGTTCTTTACCAGTTAGAATTTTTTGCTGATCTTGTCTTCTCATTAATTCGACAGCAGCTTTTGCAGCATCTTTCTTTTTCTTCGCATCAGCTGCAGTTGTGGAAGATGATGGATTTCGTGCCCAATTCATGTCAGTGCCTAATCCACCAACTAATGCAGCACCACCAAG